TATTTACGGTGACGTAAGTACCGCCCATAGATCCCATTTTATTTAGTGGGATAACGGCCTCGGGCCCAGCCTCACCGATTAACGCCATAGTGGCGCTGTTTACTATTCCACCCTCAGCCATTGTTGCAAAGGCATCGTTTTTATTTAATTTGTTAATGAGGGCTTGGCCTGTGAGTGTGGACTGATAAACGTCCGGTCCTAGATAGGTACCGCCTACGTAATTGTTATTAGGTGTGCCAATAGCGCTTACGGCCGGTGGCTTAAAATTAGCAATAGCTAGTAGTGCAGCTAGAGCAGCTTGCAGACTAGCCATCCAGGCATCAAACGGGTTAGGTACATCTTTTAATGCAAAAGCATTATCTCTTAATACTCCGAGTAATCGTGCGTCCTCAGTTATCAGGCTTGCAAACTTGGCTGCGCCCTCTACGTTGCCCTCGGCTATAGCATCCTCTAGCTCGAGGATATTGGTCTTAAGCCGGATGCGTACGTAATCCTCCTCGGTCTGCTTGGCCATAGCTGCAGCTGTAAGTTGTATACGCTCAATATCAAATAGCTTATTAGCCTGATTAAGAAATGCTGAGGCTTTATCTAGGGCTAGTTTTTTAGCAGCCTCAGCCGCTAATTTCTTTATATTATCTAAGCGTTTTCTCTCAATAGCGGCTAGCTCTTTTTGTCGCTTTATGGCTGCCGCGTCTGCCTTTTCTTGAGCTGCAAAGTAAGCGGCCCCAGTTAATGATGTACCGGATATTGCTCCCGGAGCGCCCATATTCTTAGCGGTTGTTTTCCTACCTTCGGCTCTTAATTTATCTATTGCTCCGCCCTCGCCAAAAATAGAGAAAAGTAACGGATTTATTACATCGTATCTAAGGCCTTTACCGGATACTCTAATTTTATCTAAAAGAGCTGCAGCGCCTAAAGTTGCCTCGGCTGTAGCTGTAGCGAAATCTTGCATAGCTGTAGTTGCGCTAGGTAAAGAGCCCTCGCCAGCTAACAGTACAAAACTATCTACTAGCCCTTTACCTATAATCTCTTTAGCCTGCTCGGCGTTTTCGGCAAGAATAAGCATCTGACCTGAGTATGTAGCAGCCGCATCTTTAGCCGATCCTGCAAAAATTTTATCTAGTCTTAATTGTAAATCTGTAAAAGTCATCAACTGCAACTCGGTTTTAGTTAGCCCCGTGTTGTAAGCTCCTAGAGCTTTGCGATTACCCAGGTATGCTTGACTTAATCCCTTAGCCACCTCAGTAACACCGATACCTGTTTGAGCCGAGATATTAAGCGCGGTGTTCATTAACTGTTGAGATTTTGTAACTGATCCTGTAGCGCTTAAAAGCGCCTGCATAGCTGGGACTGCTTGTTCTCCGGTAACGCCGTACAGCTTGCCAATAGTATTTATGTAAGCATCTACTTGAGAGGTTGCAAAGGCTAAGCCTAAGTTTTTCATTGTGTTAGTAAGTACAACACCCTCGCGCTGAGCATCTGAAAATGCCTTAACCGAGTCTTTGCCAAACTTTACAAGCGCTGCGGCAGAGAGAGTTACTCCTACTGTACGGGCAAGGTTTTTTATATTTCTACTAAAGGCGTTTACATCTTTACGGGCTCTACCTAATCCCTTGCCGTCATACTCTGAGGCAACGCTAAATACTAAGTTAGGTAATGCCATTATGCGGCCTTTGCGTAATTGCGTTTTGTAATGCTGTTAAATTTCAAAATAGCCGTGTTAATAGACAAAATAACTGCATCTTGAGCTTTGCCTCTATCCTCGTAAGCTGCACGGAAAATAAGGCGACCGCGCTCTTTTTGCTTATCACCGTACAGAGGGCCCATACGGTTAATAAAATGAGCGCCTGCACCCGGGTTATTAGATTTACTTGCAGGATCTCCACCCGGGTTTTTACGTCCTGCAGTTTCATAGATAGAGCCGGCGGCTGATGCGTTAAAGATAAAATACAAAGCCCTAAAGCCACTGCGATTACGGCGGCTAGGGGACTGACTGTATTTAATGCCGCTTACAACGGTAGCGTGATCGTATAGAGGAAATAGGCGTAAACGTCCCTCAGTGTTAAATTGTCTAAACGCTGAGTTACGAGCTGTAATTTTCTTTCCTACGCTGCCCTCGGCCCAGCCGTAAAGGTTATCCGGCTGAGGACTAGGGGCATACCCACGAGCTTTGTCGCGGAGAGGCACCATTACAGAGCGGATTTCTTTGTTCATCTCTTTAAGTAAGTCCGGATCAAACTTGCGCATAGCCTTAACGGTTTCGCGGACGCCCTTTAGCTCTACTGGCATTTTGCGCCTCCTTTGCCTGATCGTTTAATACTTGTAAAAGATTTCTAAACATCTCTGTGTCTAGCTCCAGTAGATACTGGGGCGGTATATGAGTCGCGATAGCCAACTGAGCTACCAAGTACCCAAAGGACCCCCGCCCCACTATCCCAAAGGGAGATCGTCTAGCACCTCAACTTTGGATAACGTATCCAAAAACTCAGGGCCAAACATCGGTACTACTTCAGTGCCACTTGTGCGGATGCACTCGTGAGCGAGCCAATAGAGATGTGTTTGCATTTCATCATCTCTAAAGGCGCGCATAAAGCCTTTTTTTGCGTATAGCTCAAAGGCATACTCAATACGTGGCGTAATCTGATGCTCCGATACGCTGCCGTCTGCCCTTGTTATTTTGAGTCTTGCCATTGTGTGCCCCTTTGTTAGTTATTACGAGGTTGTGATTACAATAGGTGAATTACAAGTAAAAGTTAAACTTTGCATACTTATATCGGAAACAGCGCCGTTAATATCTTGTGTATTGTTCACAAGCACCGTTGTCGAAAATAATGGATTTGTTGCAGATGTAGCAGCGCTAGTCTGCTTTAGTGTTAGTGGCACTGTTGTACCCCACGCGGCTTGTAGAGTTGCGTTTACGTTTGCGGCTGCAGTATCGTTTAGGAAATCTAGAGTAATAGTGCTTGACTCTAAACCCTTTACAAACTTGTGTGCAGTATCGCCCATAGCTGTAACTTCGAGCTCGTCAAATGCGCGGTTAATTGTTGCGCTTGTACAGTGATCTGTGAGCGAAATAGAGTTCAAAGTTACTTGAACCGTGTTACTGAGATAGATAGCCAATTTTTATTCCTCTGTTTTCTCGATAGGTGCTGCAGTTGTTTTTGTTTCTTTTTTAGGTGCCTCGGTAATCTGACCGATTTTAATTAAAAACGCTATGTCCTCGTCTGTGTAGCTCATTTTTACTCCCAACTCGTTAGTACGCTTATATCAAAACTGGCCGTTAGGAGGTCCCCACTTTGCACACTCAGTACAGAGGGAGCCGACATACTGCCAATATTCATTACGATATTTGAGGTGGCAAGTTTCTTAAACACTGCACACGCCATTGTTTCTATGCCTGCCAAGTTGCCCTGGTTATCTAGCATTGGGCAGGTCATAATAATTTTAAGGTTTGCAAGCGGTGATATAGCTACGTTTGTATTGTTGCTCGGCGTAATGTAACTATCTGCCGGGGCTACGATAACGCTATTAGCTGTAATCGTTGGAGGCGGAAAACTGTAAGTATTCCAAACGTTATTATTAGCTAGGACGCTAGCTAAGGATGCGCGGAGCGTAGTTATTGGGGCTGGCATTTGTTATCCGACCATCGCCCCTGGGTTTGCATAACCGGCTATAAGTCCTCGGATCTTGCCTATCATCGAGTTACCCATACGGTAAGGACTGGGACTAAAACCGTCTATAGATACGCCGCCTGTTTGGCTCACCTGACGGGCTTGGAAAATATCTACGGCCAAGATCATGGCGGCCTCGCGCACGGCTGGGGTAGTAGCGTAAGTGTTTGTTTTAGTATCTGCTCCCACGGCTGAGCCATAAGGCAACACACGAGTAAAATTAGCATCAGAGGCAGTTTTAGCAAACTGAATAAAGCTATAACCGTTAGGGTAATTATAAAGATTTCTATTCCACGTCATAGTGGGAAAAGTATTTGTACCACCGGCGCTATAAGGCAGCGTTCCAGTAATAGTAAAAGTGCCGTTAAAAGTTGAGCCGCAGCCGCTCAAGGTAACACTATCTCCAACACTAAATATTGCAGGGTTAGCAAGCATTACAGTTGCAACGTTACTAGCAAGACTCGTACCAACTACCGGGGCAGAGTCAAACCATAAAAACTGATTAAGTAGATCCTGAGCAGACTGGCAGCACTCCTCGATAACAGCATCGGGATACAAGTCCCCAATACCTAAATTATCGCGTAACTCTTGTTCGGTTACGTATGTGGCTGCCATTGTGTGCTCCTTACTAACTATGGGCCGGGAGAGCTCAAAGGGCTATGAGCCCTCCCGACTTCTATAGGTTTATTTATTTATGTTAAATTAAATCGGCGGATACCACCGGCTACATTTACCATCGTGCCAAGCATGCCGTAAACGGCAATTTGCACCTGGAGATTTGCAACGACATTAACGGACATAAAAGCCTGTGGGCTCTCAAATACTGTAAATGCCTCAGGCGCAATAATGAAAGCGCTTTCGTCAATAGTTGTAGAAACTACGTTACGGTCGATAAATAAATCTAGGCCCAGTACTGAACCCTTAGCCGAAGTAGTAGCCGCGTTACCGCCATTATTCATAGGATTAGCAGCTGAATAAATTGGTCGCCCAGTTGTATCAGTTGCGCCGAGAAGTAGCGACCATTGGCTAGATCCTGCTAAATAATTCTTAGCAAAATAGCTAGATGATGTATACGCAAGAGGTGCCTCTGTTGAAATGTAGGAAATAATGCCAGCTGATGTAGCTGCTACAGCTGTAGCTTGTGTACCACCGGCTGTAAGAGCTGCGATTACGGCTGCATCTGTTACCTTGAGGTAGTTGTTTACTAATTCCTTAGTAACAGCCTCCATAAAACCTGGGTCTGAATATTGTGTTAATTCGATAGATAGCGTTTGCATACCTGAGTATTTTTGCATTGTGCAACTTAGGTATTCTGAAACTGCATCTGTATTAGATACAGCGCCACCCTCAGCCTCAACTGTTGTAGTTGGGTAAGTTGTAAATTTTGGGCGGTTGATAGTTAATCCACTAGTAGGTGCCGCTTGGCGATCTACACACTCAAACGCAGGGCGACCGAAGTTACCTTGAGTTGATACAATATCTTTCATATATTGAGTTGGATTAAAACCAAGTCCTGCACTAGAGAAATCATCTGCGGCAGTTACATATAACTTGGACTCTTCATCACCTAAAGCAGCTTGTACTTTACGAGATGTGTAAGCGCCAATAGATGTAATATCGTGGCGAACTCTTTGTGAGTCTAAAACGGATGGACGGATAATCGGACGTGATGCCTCGACTTTTGCAGCATCTACAGCCTGCTCTGCCGGTGCATCCGGTGTTGTTGGTTCAGGGGCAGTAGTCACTGCGGCCTCGCTTTCGGTTTCGGTTTCGATTTCTACGATGGTCGTATGTATCGTTGTTTCTTTTGTACTTGTAGCTGCCTCAAGTTCTGCTCGAGCGGCTGCAATATCAGTTACGGATGCGCTAGAAAAGGCCGGCGATTCAACAAGGCTGACCTCTTTGAGGACCGCCGCCGTTACTAACAGGTAATCACCCATTGGCTTAGAGGCAGATACATCTACCCCTACGGATAAGCCAGTTACTAGGTTTTCCTGAGCGAGTACGAGCGCATCTTGTCCTCGAGTGCTGCTCGATAACTTAAAGGATCCGTACACGCCGTCTGTTGAGTCTGTAAAACTAATTGCTCTACCCACCGGCTTATCTTGTTCGTGTTGAGATAAAAGTTTAATTTTTGTTGTATCGGGAATAGAAATAGATCCGCGCTCAAATACAACAGGCCCGGCACTTGTGTTTCCTACTTCGCCATACGGTGCGACCATCCCGTAAATTGTGCGTTTATCTGTATCGGCTGCTTGTATCTCTTGACTAAACGTTAATAACACTTGTATCCCCTAACGGTGTGAGTTGTTCCATTTGCCGAGCTTGTTCCACGGTGATTAGATTTAGATTTAGCATTTTCTCTATTACATTTAAGCGTTCCATAGCATCGGCACGTAAAAACGTATCGTCTATTGCAAAACGCACCTGATTTTGACTATTTGTAATATCGTTCATTGAGAGCCTGTCCTCAATAGCGCAAATGTAAGGCTGTAATGAGTAAGCCATAAATTCTTTACGCCCATCTAAAATATTTTGGTACGTCATAGAGCTATTCATATCCGCACTTATGTAATATGCAGGTACGTTCATAGAGCGAGCAATTTCTAAAGCTAAGTACTGGGAGAAATCTACGTAGCCCATATCTTTAGGACTAAAGCCAATATTTTCTACGCTGAGAGTAGAGGTCAAATACGCCGTACTACGCGAGGCACGGCTAGCTTTCCAACTTGCCAGTAAACCTTGTACTTGCGCCTCCGGTAAATCTGCACCGTTATTTTTTAATACTGTTGTGGCCATTGGAGTAGCAGCGCTTACTGCGGCTGCGCGTTGTACATCGTAAGCAGCTTTAATAGTTGTACTGGCAGTGTTTAATACACCAGGGATAAGTGACTGAAAAGTAACAAGTGAACCAATACCACCCATTGGTACTTTTTGGCCATTAACAAAATAATCTTCTATCTCTGTGCCGTAATTATTAGTTGTATATGTAACTCTATTATTATCTATCCACTCAAACCCGGATGGACGGCCATCATCTGCATACAAACTTGTAACGCGCCAATAGGCAACGCCGTAGAAAATTAAGCTATCTACTGTTGCACTAATAGTTACGCTACGTGGCTGACGTATATCCGGCTGTTCTAACCAAACAGGCGAGCCTAACTTTTCTCCGGTAGATTTTTTATACAAACTTAATTCGATACCGGCAATAACACCCGTAAGTAAATTTCTACAACGGCTAACACTTGCAACTTGTAAAGCAAAAGTGCGATCTACGCCGGCAGCATTAAAACCAAAAGTAGGACTAGAGCTAAACGATCCGTAACCGTAACTACCGTCCATTACTGCAGGGGCGTATTGCGCCTCAACAGCGTTTTCTTTAGGGCGTAGCCCAAGAGTCTGTAGTAATCCCATAAGAGGGATTTTGGCGTTTAGTCAAGCATATTTCAGTTAATCGTGTCCGTGTCTAACTGTAAACTTTAGCCTCACCTACGGGCTGATTTAGAATATGGATAATAAAACTTAGGCTAATAGCAATATCCACGGGCCCTGCGGATTTACGCCTCACGATACGCCAACTTGCATCCGACACCTTAGCTGCACAATTAGCCATACTCTCGATTAGCTCGTCCTGGCCGCTATGGACGAGTTTTTTATTTACCAGGGCATTGTATAAATCGCCGGCGGCCTGATAAGCCACCATCCCGGATATATCCTGCACTGCTACGCCGCTCATCTCAAGGCGCTTAGCAATAGTGGCCGTAGTGTATTTGTCGTAACACACCGTCCGAGGAAAGTAGATATTTGTCCAGTGCTTTATACGCTGAGCTACAAAGAGATCGTCTATAGCTACGTCATTATGGAATACCTCAAG